GCACCAATGGTGTTGACTGCACCCCCTGTCGTGGATGTCAAGAGGCCTGTTAATTCAACCATTGGTTACCCGTTAGCCTACTGTAACCCCAGATTTGGTCTGTGGATTCAACTCCATGAGTCCATCGGCCAATGTGGCATTATCGTATCTGATTGTCATGCTGATTGTCACAGGATCGCTGCTGGTGTAATCCAGGTCCTGATAATCTGTGCCACTGAGGAAACAACCTTCCAGTGTCCATTGTTCAAATACAGTTTCATTACCACCATCCATGATTTCCAAAATAGTAGTAAATTTGTAGTTGATGCCTGCAGCCACGCTGGTTTGTTCAAAAAAGTTCATCTGTTTTTGCAATTGATGGCCCACCAGCTTGCTCACACTGTTGGTGATATCATCACGCACAGTGAGTGTGATTTCTGCCCATTCAGGCTTGCTGGCGTAGTACATCTTGCTGTTGTAACTTTCAATAGTTACAGAACTGAATGTCACGTTGGGTCGGGTAACTGTCATCACTTGCTGTGTGAGTTCCAGTCCTCCAGCTATGGGCCCAAAATTGATCACTCGCACACGGAAACGGTGCTTGATCTTGGGCATAAATTGACCAGTTCTTGTTCCGTTAATAGGAACGCCAAACTTGGAAAGTGTCTCTACCATATAAAAGTCTCCACGAATGCTTTGTCGTTGAGTATTTATGTGGAGAGAGATAATTTGGAATGGGTGCCCAAATCAAAGATATAGACTTTCTCTATGTCAACAATTTACAATTACACATGAAAGTCAAAGTTTTCTATCATGTTTTCATACCCCCTGATATCAGAGCAGCATCATGGACCTTGTATGTGGATGAGCAGTTGGGTATGATCAAAAACAGCAAGCTATCAGACTGTGCTGGTGTGTATGTAACATTTACAATGCCCAAGTTTTGGACCGGCTTTGGCAATCTCCCCTATACCAGTGAAGCAAATCCCAATAATTTTATAAATTTTGGCGAACGAGTTCATGAATACATGAGCAGGAGGTATCCCTGGGTAACTATCTTGGAAATAAGAGATATCAATGCAAATATTTTTGAAGGATTGACTCTCAAGTATTTGCATGATGCCAGCCAAAAGGAAGATTTTCTAGCATTGTATATTCATACCAAAGGTATCACCACTGCATCTGAAACAGTGCTGGCCTGGAAACAGTTACTCAATCATTATCATATTAATCAATGGCCACAAGCAATCAGATTACTTGATGATTATCAGGTGGTGGGGATGCAGGATGCACACTCTGTGAATCATCCTATTGTTAGTGGCAATTTCTTTTGGGCACGGTCTGATTATATCAGAGGCTTGGTTGAGCCCCTGGATACCAGAACCTATACTCATGAACAGCAGTTGTGGCCTGGCAATCATGCCTATAGATATGGATTTGAACTGTGGATTTTAAGCCAAAATCCACAGGTTTATTATTGGGTTGATACTAAAATCAACCATTATGACAAATATTGTTTCTTGGAAGAGTTGCTCAAACAAAATCCCCCAAGTTAGCCTGTGCCCACTTGGCCATAGGTAATTTCAGCAATCATTTTTTGCTGACTGATGATACCTTGCAGCATCACCTGATGAGCAGTATCAATAACTTCAGTTTGGTGATCCTCTTTGACCAAGCTGATGAGATTGCCCAAAGTCTCACTAATAGATTCAATGGCTAGTCCTAGGGCAATATTTTTGCCCATGTTTGGGCTGTAATATTCCATGAGATCCACAGCATATTTGGTCATTACTCCAGCAGCCTGATACCTAGCACGGGCATAAATTACTTCTGGATCCTGATCCCAATCAATATCATCGTGTTCCATTTTTACCAACTAATAGGGTTGTTATATTCATAATATACAGTGTAATGCTGTTGTGTCAAAGATTGATTCAAGAGCAAAAAAGCGGAGTTTGATGCTCCGCTTTTTGTTTGTGGCTGTTATGGCAGTGAATCACCAGTGTTCAGCACTTGTTTATGGATAGATATTGCTATATAACTAAATAAGTTTAGGAGATACTCCCCTGCCAGTAATATGTCAATTATGCCAATCCAGTTTCAATAATCTCATATCTAGTTCACATTTGAAGACCGTTCATCAAACCACAAGTGCAAAATACAAACAAGATTTTGGTGATGATAGTTTGGCTAGCGCAGAATATAGGGCTAGACGCAGTGAACAGAACAAGGGTGAGAATAACCCCAATTTTGGAAATAAAATGTCCCAACTGTCCAAAGAAGTTATTTCACAAAAGAACACTGGCCGAATACCAGTGAACAAAGGTGTCAAGGTGACAGATCCTATTATCTTGGATAAAATCCATAAAGCTGTGGACAAGAGAGAACAACGATACAAAGAGCAAGGGATTCATCCTCGCACAGGTAGCACTGTGAATGAACAAGCAAGAAATAAAATCGGTCAAGGTGTTAATGCATATGCACAACAACATCCAGATCTTGTAAAACAACGTGCAGCCAAAGCCCAACAAACACTACGTGACAGAGGATATCTGTTTGGCAGCGGTATGAGAGGCAAAAAGCACACCCATGCAAGTCTGGAAGCTATGAGAAAGGCACGGGAAATTGCAAATCTTAAAAAGAGTTCCCAAAGCCTTGATAAATTACATCAAGCTGTCCAATTATCTGGCCTAGAATTTATTAAATTGGAAGCAAATGTCGTAACAATTAAATGCGACTCCTGTGATAATCAATTTAATTTGACTAGACAGTATTTCACACCCAGCAAACTCCGATCTGATATGTGTCCTGTATGTAGGCCGGAAAAAGTCAAAAGTGATGCTGAACTTGACCTGTTATCATATGTGCGTGAGATTTTGCCCAATCAGCTCATCATAAGTGGAGATAGGAATCAGATATCTCCGTTGGAGTTGGACATTTATATTCCTCACAAACGGTTGGCTATTGAATATTGCGGGTTATATTGGCATAGTGAATTGCAGGGTAAACACAAAATGTATCACAAACACAAGATGCAAAACTGTGAATCCCAAGGTATAAGGTTGATCACTATATTTGAAGATGAATGGATACTCAATCCAAATCTTGTGCGCAGCAGGCTGGCTGTTATATTGGGGCGTGCCATACATAAATTACATGCTCGCAAGTGCATGGTTAAACAGATTGACTGCGCTCTGGCTAGAGATTTTTGTAGAATAAATCACATACAGGGGGCAGGTAGTGCTAGTGCAGCTATAGGATTATATTATGAAGATATGCTTGTGAGTGTGGCCACATTTAGCAAGCCTAACATCAGCAAGGGCGCTAAAAAATCCCAGGTCAATCATTGGGAACTTAATCGTCTTTGTAGTTTGGCGGATCATGTTGTTAGGGGGGCAGCAAACAAGTTGTTTGCACACTTTGTCAAGACCCATGATCCAGATCAAGTGATTACTTATTGTGATTTAAGATGGAACACAGGCGATGTATATTCTCACATGGGATTTATACAACACAGTGTAGGTTTTCCCAATTACTGGTATATCCAGCTTCCTCAAATCAAGAGGATGCACAGATTCGGGTTAAGAAAAAACGCACAAGATGATCCTACCCTTACTGAATGGGAAAACCGTAAACTTCAAAGATTCAATCGAATTTGGGATTGTGGACACAGCAAATGGGTATGGAACAACAAGAATGCGGAGTAGGTTGACCTACTCCGCATCTTATACCCATTAGGTGATTAGTGGATCACCAGTGTTCAAAATTCTCAGTGGTATGTAGATGAATTCAATTGCCTTGGTGGGCTTGATAGCAATATCAATCCACAGTTCATTTCTGTCAATGCGAGTGGGTGTGTTATTGGTTTCATCACACACCACAGCAAAGTCATACACAGCACGCAAGCTCACCATGTCACCAAAGAAGCTTTCAAAGGTGCGGGTCACTGCATCCCTTGTATACTGATCATTGGGTTCAAACAAGAATGGTTTGGCCAAATTATCCAACTGATAGTTGAGGTAGCAAACCAATCTGGCCACGTTCACTCTGTTGAGAGCACTTTCCACAGGGCTGAGGGTCTTTTGACCATACACAACCAGTCCGCGACCAGGTATAAACGCAATGGGGTTGATGTCATTTTCATACAACACATCACGTTGTCCCTGTGTCAATTGGAGTGGAATGTATTCTTGTTCAGTATTGAGGTAACCCACGCTGGTGACTGCTGTGACAATACCACGTGTGAAGCCTGCTGGAGCAAACCAAGGGTAGGCCACTTGGTCGTTGAACGCTATGGTTCTCAGTGTCATCATGCTGGGTGGCACAAAGATTTCTGTTCCATCCAGGTTGGTGGCCAGACCCCAGGGATAGTAGATGCCTGCATAACGGCTGCGAGTGATCAATCCATCTTCACCATTGCTGGCTGAATTGTTGCTGTTGTTGGCCCAAGCCTGGATGCTGGTGCCATCTGGAGCCAGTCTGGCTGGAGGATCCACTACTACAAATGCCACATCCTTTTTGTCTGTGTTCAAGGTCAGCATTTCATCAATCACCTCTGGATAACCAGGAGCACTGATTAGGTTGTAGTAGTTGGCTTCTGAACGCAGTTCCTGATTGCTGACAATTGCACCAGCCATGGCACGCACCACCATGATTCTCTGAGCCTTGCGGCCCATCAAAGGTGCACCATTTACAGCGTTGCCACTGGCTGTTACCCAACGGTCTCTCCATACACCTGTGGTGAGATAATTGGGTCTCCATTCTTTGACATTGTTGGTGCTGTAACGTGTGTTGAACAACATAAATCCATATGGATAGGCCAGTGCGCTGGGTGCATCGGGGTCCACATAATTGCTGATCAGCATATCCTGAATGTTTGTGCTGCCTGTTTGCAGCCCATCATCATTGGGTCTAGCGTCAGCAAACAAAATACCCTTGCTGCTGGTTTGATCGGTGTTGTCCACTGGTTCCCAAACCACATTCAAACTGTCATATCTATACAGTTTGGGATAATTTTCCATGTCACTGGTGTCTATCCACAAATCGTTGTCAGCAAGTGGTGTTGAGCCATCGCTTTGATAACTGGGTTCTGTGGCACTGAGTATCACCCCATTGGGGTTGGTGTTGGAATACATGTTCCGATAACCCATCCACTGAGTTCCATCACTCACCATCACATCCACTTGTAGGTCCTGATTAAACCACAATGTGCCTTGTGTGGGCTCACCCAGTGGTTCCGTCAACCTCTGATAGTAGGGAACTGTTATGCCATTCACTGTGTAATCTTCACATGCAATCCAGGCGCTGCCATTCCAAATTTTCACTTGGAAAGTTGCATTTACTGGGCTGGCCAGCAATATATTATATTGCACATACAGGCTGCCCAGGGTTCGTTGACTGCCCAGTGCTTGAGTGGCACTGGCATCATTCAAGTATAGTGGAGCAGATTTAAGCTGCCATTGATCCAACCCACTGTTGTATCTCTTGGCTGCCCAGAAGCTGCCGCGATTGGCAGCAACCAAATTTACCCAAATATTGCCAGCAGCTATTTGACTGGGAGTTCTGGGTTGAGGATTATCCACACTGTAGCTTGCATATACCAGTGAGTTACCATAGGTGTCTCCAGTATCAATATTGGCCCATTCTAGGGGAAGTTGTGTTGTTGTGTTGTAATTCCAAGCGACCTCGTCTGTGCCATTTACTGTATTGCTTACAGTAAAATATGTACCACTTGTACTTGTGATCTTGAGTGTATCTCCTACAACTGATGCCACTATCTTGCTTGTTGAAGGACTATTGGCAAATCCACTCACATTACCAACACTAAATTGTTGAGCATTTCTACTGCCAATCTGAACATTTGTCCCAATTGCGATAGCAAAAACATATGTGCCCATAGTGGATGAGTTTATAACATCAGCAGTTGTAGCAGCATCGACTCCCCTAGTAATAGATTCTGTGTTGGCGCCT